AGAAGAGGTCCATTCGGTGGTGGTAGTAATGTAACTTTCGAAGAGGCTCCTAAAGCAGGAGACACCCTTAAGTTCCTGATCTACAAAGGAACTAGCGGAACCGATGTTCTTGATAAGGAAGTTATTGATACTATTAAGGTTGGTGATGATCTAACTATTGGATGGGATCCATCACTTGGTCAGCAAAGTTTCTTACAACAAAATACAAGAGTTGTTACCGAACTGAACTCCTCTAGTTCTGTTGATACCAACGTTTACTATGGACCTGCTCTGAGTGAAGACAGTACCCTTTACAGGCCTGTCGATTGGACAAAGCAGATGGAAGATAGAGTGGTCAATGGTCAATACATCTATAAGAACCGTGAACTGTATGAGTCCATTATTTTCCCAACTGCCAACTTAATTAAGTCGGTAGGAATTGGTTCTACAGTTGTATTTGTTGATAACGCAAGACCATTGTTCAATGCGAAGAATGAGAGTGCGATCGATCTGAATTTCCAGAGAGAGATCACCTTGGTTGATTATTCTTCAATTGCAGTCGGTGCCGCGGCCACAGTTCATGTTACCGATGCTGGTGGAATTGAAAACTTTGTGATCTCTAATGGTGGTATTGGATATACTTCTTCAAATCCACCAGAGGTTACAATAGGAACCCCAGTTGGTCTTGATACAACTGCACGAGCGACTGCAACAGCAACTGTTTCTGTTGCAGGAACTGTCTCTGCTATCTCTGTTGGATCAACGGTTGGATTTGGATATACCAATCAATCCTCACCTATCGTTCTTATTTCGCCACCAACAATTGAACAAGAAAAGAACACAATCGTTTCTTACGAGGGTGACTTTGGATTAATCACTGGTATTGGAACCACATCAACAACTGAGGCTCCTATTGGACTCACTTTTGACCTCGTTATACCAGAGAATTCTGTTCTTAGAAATTCTGAGATAACAGATTTCACATCAAGAAGTGGATTAGAAACTGGATATTACTTTACAGTCTTTAATTCCAATGTTGGATCTGGTGTCACATCTCTTGATGAAACCAATAATCATGAAACCGGCATAATTGGCATTGGTAGTACCTTTATAGATAATGTATACAGAGTTGCATCTGTCGGTATAGCAACAACTTCAGCAATTGGATTTGGCGTTACAACTCTTACTAGAGTGACCGTTAGTGTTGCAAGTCACGAAGATTTCCTTAGTATTCCAGGTCTTGGATACAGTGATTTCTATGGGGAATATAGTTGGGGTAAACTCCAACTTTCGGATAGAAACAAAAATCATAATTACGTTGCCAGAACCAGGAAAGGTTACTCTGGAATTACAACAGGTCCGGTAATTAGAAGAACAAACCGTCTAAGATACCAGGACTATAGCACATAAATAAAATTAAAATCCCAAACGATGGCATCAATCATAACTGATCAAATTAGAATATTGAATGCTAAGAATTTTGTATCTGGAGTTTCTACTTCAGTAAATTCTTACTATGCATTTGTTGGACTTCCAAATCCAACTGAGATCCAGAGTGACTGGGATGATTCTCCGCCAAGTCCTACAGATAATTTCTCCAATGAATGGAGCACTTGGGACACTATGATTGCTCTCAAGAAAATAACTCCGAGTGATGTAAAACAGGTTGTTAATAAAAGAATTTGGGCTTCAGGAACAACCTATGATTACTACAGACACGATTATAGTGTCGCAAACCCACCATCAAACTCAAGTGGCACATCACTTTACTCTGCAAACTATTATGTAATTAATAGTGATAACAGAGTTTATATCTGTCTTCAGAACGGGACAACTCCGGAGACTCCAGATGGAAAACCATCTTTGGATGAACCAACATTCACTGACCTTGAACCAAGAACTCCAGGATCTAGTGGAGATGGTTATGTTTGGAAATATCTCTACACTATTAAACCAACTGAATTGATCAAGTTTGATTCTGTTGATTTTATTCCTGTCCCATCAGATTGGGATAATAATGCAGAAACTGCTGCTGTTAGAGGTAATGCAGTTGATGGTAGTGTAAAGATTGTTGTTGTTAAAAACAGAGGTGTTGGAGTAGGAACTGCTAACAGAACTTACACTAGAGTTCCCATCAAAGGTGACGGGGATAACGCTGAATGTACCGTTGTTATCAACAATGACCAACAAGTTGATAGTGTAACAATTTCAAACCAAGGTTCTGGTTATACTTTCGGTAATGTTGATCTTGCCGCTGGTGGAATCCCTGAACCAGATACGGAGCCAGTTCTTGATGTTATCATGTCACCGAATGGTGGTCATGGATATGATATTTACAGAGAACTTGGTGCTTCAAACATTCTCATCTATGCAAGAATTGAAAACGATGTTGAAAACCCAGACTTCATCACAGGTAACGAAATTGCAAGAATTGGTTTAGTTGAAAATCCACTTATTTTTGGTTCTTCACAAAAACTGATTTCGGAAAAAGCAAGTGCAGTCTATGCACTTCGTTTAACTGGTGTTGGTTATAGTTCGACTAAATTTACCGCAGATTCCCTGATAACTCAAACTACAGGAACTGGTGTTACTGCTGTGGGTAAAGTTGTAAGTTATGATCAAACCACAGGTGTTTTAAAATATTGGCAAGATAGAACTCTTGCAGGATTTAACACTGTAGGAACTGCTGTAACTAATCCAATCTATGGATTTAATTTGACGCGCTTTACTGCTTCACCAACATCTGGTGGTAGTTTATCAATCGTTGGTGGAACAAATAATCTGTCAATCAGCACCAATTTTAGTGGCTTCACTACCTCAATAAATAATAAGACATATTATCTTGGTCAAAACTTTACTAATGGAGTATCGAATCCAGAGGTTAAAAAATACTCTGGAAACATTATTTACGTTGACAACAGACCAGCTATCAAAAGATCTTCCAGTCAAAGAGAAGACATCAAAGTTATATTGCAGTTCTAACTAACTATGGCTCAACTTACAAATCTCAATGTTTCCCCATACTTTGACGATTTTGATCCGAATGATAATTACTACAGAGTTCTTTTCAAGCCAGGTTATCCGGTTCAGGCAAGAGAATTAACTGGTCTGCAGTCAATTTTGCAGAACCAAATTGAAAAGTTTGGTCAACACTTCTTCAAAGAAGGTGCTAAGGTAATTCCTGGTAACACAGCATATACCCAAGAATACCCTGGAATTGAACTTAACAACACTCACCTGGGTGTTCCTGTATCACATTATGCAGACCAACTTGTTGGCAGAAGAATTATTGGTCTGGTATCTGGTGTAACTGCAATTGTTGATAAGATTCTTTTACCTGAAGATTCAGAAAGGGGAAATCTGACTCTCTATATTTCATACCTTACTACTGGAATCAATGATGATCAGAAGCAATTCACTGATGGTGAATCTTTAACATGTGATGGAGATATTATAAGTGGACCACTAAACAATCCTTTTATTCCTTCTGGCGAAGCATTTGCATCTTTGATTTCTGAAAATGCATCCTCAACTGGATCTGCTTTTTCGATTGTTAATGGTGTATATTTCGTCCGTGGAACTTTTGTAAATGTTGCAGATGAAACTCTTGTCTTAACTCAATATTCAAGTTCGCCAAGCGTTAGAGTTGGTCTTAGAATTCAAGAAGAGATCATCAATGCAGATGAAGACGAAACTCTGACGGATAATTCTAGAGGATACAACAACTATGCTGCACCAGGTGCAGATCGTTTAAAAATTAATCTCTCTCTGTTTGCTAAACCACTAGACGATTTTAACGATTCTAATTTTGTCGAGCTCGCAACCATTAGAGACGGTCAATTAAGATCACAAATTAAGAATACTCAATATAGCATTATTGCAGATGAATTAGCAAGAAGAACATTTGCTGAATCTGGTGATTATACAGTAACTCCTTTTGATGTTACCTTAAAAGAAACTCTCAATAATAGAACTGGAAATAACGGTTTATTCGAAGCAGGGCAATTTACATATTCAGGAGAGCCTGCTAGTGAAGACTTAATTAACTACGTAGTCTCTCCAGGAAAGGCATTTGTAAAAGGATATGAGGTTGAAACTCTTAATTCAACTTATCTTGATGTTGTAAAACCAAGAACGTCAAAAACGTTACAGAGTCAAGCAATCAATTATACAACTGGATCTAATTTAAGAGTTAACAGAGTATTTGGAAGTCCAGTCGTTGGTTTGGGTAATACTTACATTGTAAGTCTTAGAGATAGTAGAGTCGGAGCCACAGGTCTCGTAGCACCTGGAAAAGAGATTGGTGTTGCTAGAGTTTATGACTTTGCTTTAGAATCAGGATCATATTCGTTCAGCAATCAAGATATCAATGAGTGGGATCTTTCTTTATATGATGTTCAGACATTTACAAATATCACGCTGAGTGAACCTATCACTCTTCCAGTTCCAACTTTTGTTAGAGGAAGATATAGTGGTGCAACCGGATTCTTAAGAAGTTCTGTTTCAGCAGGCACAGCACTTACTGTATATGAAACTTCTGGTCAATTCTTAAATAATGAGCCATTTATCTTTGATGGTGTTGAAAATAATAGAGTTGCAACTGCAGTAACATCTCATGGTTTTGCCGATGTTAAATCAGTTTATGGTGGACCCCAAAATGGTGATGTTGGATTTGCAAAAACTTTCGCTGCAGACACAATCCAGCAAGAGTTCATTAATATTGGCATCGCTACTATTACTCCATATAATGCCTCTACTGGAAGAAGTATTATCAGAAGCACAAATACACTTTTCCCAGGAACAATCGTAAAACTGAATGACATTGTTCAATTCACTGGATTGGGATTTGCAGAACCAACGTTTGGTGAAGTTGTAAGTGTTGGATCAACCTCTATTGAAGTTGTTGGTGTTACAACAGTTACTGGTGTTGCAAGTGGTACTCTTCCAACTGGATCATCCAACCTTTCGGTCACTGATTTAAAACTTCTCAAGACTCACGTCAATAAGTCTGAGGATAATACATTATATGCTCCGATGCCTAAAATGTTGATTTCTAATGTTGATTTGACAAATGCGTCGATCAACATCAGAAGATCATATACCGTAAATATTTCTGGCAATCAGTTATCGTCTGCTCTAGTTGCAGGAGCTAATGAAACTTTCCTTCCTTTTGACGAAGAAAGATATACTCTAATCAGATCTAATGGCAATACTGAAGCTCTGACTCCAGATAAGTTTTCATACACTGCTGGATCTACAGTTCTCCAAATTAACAATTTAGGTTCAAATGATACTGGTGCTACTTTAGTAGCTACTTTGAAGAAGACTAAACCAAAATCAAAAGTAAAGAGACTCAACAGAGTAAATGCGGTTGTTGTTGATAAATCCACAAACGCAGCATCTGGTGTTGGTGCAACTACTTTAAATGATGGACTATCGTATGGAATTTATCCATTTGGAACAAGAGTACAAGATGAAATCATTTCACTTAATCATGGTGACGCTATAAAAATTCTTGGAATCTTTGAATCATTTGATAATGATACTCCATCTGCACCTAAAGTAACCTTATCAAATCTAAACGGTCCAACTGGGAAAACAACTGATTTGATTATTGGAGAAAGAATCATTGGCAATGATACTGGTGCAGTTGCAATTTATTGCGAAAGACTTTCAGATTCTGAAATTACATACGTTCTGAAGAACAAAATTGGATTTAAAGAAGGAGAAACTGTTACGTTTGAAGAGTCAAGAGTTCAAGGAATCGTAACAACGCTAGAAACTCCAAGTAAAACTGTAACTGCTGGGTATAATTTTGATACTAATCAGCAAGGGACTTTCTTTGACCACTCATTTATCACTAGAAAAAGAAACTTTAAACCTGCTTCCAGAAGACTGAAAATCTATTTTTCCAATGGATACTATGAGTCTTCAGATGATGGAGATATCACGACTAAGAATTCATATGATACTATGAATTATAAAACTGATATTCAAATAGTCGATGGTTATAGAAATACTGATATCATTGATATTAGACCAAAAGTTTCACAATATGTTGTAACTGAAAATTCGAGATCACCTCTTGAGTTTTTTGGAAGAAAGTTTGATGGATCAGGAAATTCTTCTGCGAATATTTTAGCTTCCGATGAATCCATTACAACTGATTATTCATTTTTCCTTGGAAGAACAGACTCCATCTTCTGTACAAAATTTGGTAAATTCCAAGTTCAGTATGGAGAACCTGCAGAAAATCCCGAAAAACCTGTTCCAGTTGATGATGCGCTAGAAATCGCTACTGTAGAACTCCCTGCGTACCTCTTACACGTTAATCAGGCACAGTTAGACTTCCTAAACCATAAGAGATATCGGATGCAAGATATCCGAGAACTTGAAACTAGAATTAAAAATCTTGAATATTACACATCTCTAAACTTACTCGAAACCAAAACTGAAAATCTGTTCATTCCAGACTCTGCTGGTTTAAACAAATTTAAATCAGGATTCTTTGTTGATAACTTCACATCTTTCACTCTTCAAGAAGAAAGAAGAGATATCAAAAACTCAGTTGACATTAAAAACCAAGAACTGAGACCAAGACACTTCACAAACTCTATTGACCTAACGCTTGGTCCTGTTGAAAATGTAAATCCAGATGCGGATTCAAGATTTGTTCAACCGGAAGGTGTCAATGTCAGACGTTCGCAGGATATCATTACTCTAGACTACACTGAAGTTGAGTGGTTAAAACAATCGTTTGCAACTAGAACAGAAAGTGTTACACCTTTCCTCGTCAGTTTCTGGCAAGCAAGTTTGGAGTTGACTCCATCTTCAGATACCTGGGTCGATACTGCTAGAGTTGAAGCAAAAATTACTCAGGTTGAAGGTAATTATAGTGAGACCATGGCCAATTTGTCCAGGACTCAAGGCATTGATCCTCAAACTGGATTGGGTCCAATTTTATGGAACTCTTGGGAAACCACTTGGACAGGAACTGAAGTTAAAACACATAAGAAAACAAGAACTGAAACTAAAAATCCAAGGTGGGTTGGATTTATTGCTCGTCCTGGTCAACCTGGTCATATTTGGGGAACTAGAACTGTTACGGACTTTGAAGACGAGTATGCAGAAACCATTCAAACTGGTACTTCATCTAGAACCGGAGTTAGAACTGCTGTCGTTGAACAGTTCGATCAAACATCTCAAGGAGATAAAGTTCTGAGTAGGGAAGTAATTTCCTTCATGCGCTCTAGAAACCTTCAGTTTGTTTCTAAGAAACTTAAGCCTTTAACTCAAATCTATGCATTCTTTGATGGAGTTAACGTAACAAAATATTGTGTACCAAAACTCATGGAAATTAACATGCAATCTGGTGTATTCCAGGTTGGTGAAAAGGTTGTTGGTAGAGTAAGAAGAACTGGACTGTCACCAGTAAACGGTGAGGCAGGTCCAAAGATTACCTTCAGAGTTGCTCAAACGAACCACAAAGAAGGTCCTTACAACGCACCAACTTCAGTTTTTACTAATAATCCATATGTGTCACAAGTTAGTGCGAGTGAAGTTGAAACATATACTGGAACTCCCGGAATTACTCAGTTACGAGGTCAGGGAGGCACTGTATTGCCATCCACCTATTCGGCAACATCTACTGTTTTAAATGTTGATACATTCTCACTGTCTGAACAGGCGCAGGGTGATTACAGTGGATATGTTGAAAGCGGAATGATTCTTGTTGGACAAACAAGCGGGGCTCAAGCAGAAATTACAAATGTAAGACTTATCTCTGATCTTGGAGCAACTTGTATTGGTAGTTTCTATATTCCAGATCCAAATATTGCAACGAATCCTAGATTTAATACTGGAACAAAAACTTTTACCTTGATTAATAATCCAACAAATAATCAGGATACAGCAGATACTATTGGAGAAGAAAGTTACAGTGCAAGTGGAACTTTAGAGACTGTCCAAGAACAAATTATTTCTGTTAGAAACGCTAGAATTTCTCAACAGCATGAATCTGAAGCTAAAGCAGCAAGCAGAAGTCTTGGTATGGAGTTCGTAGGTAGCACGGTAATTCGCACACAGAGTGAGCAAGTTAAAGTTGGTTGGTATGACCCACTTGCTCAATCATTCCAAGTTGAGGACGAAACTGGAGTTTTCTTAACAAGTTGTGATATATTCTTCCAGTCGAAAGACGACATGGATATTCCAATGACATTCCAGTTACGCACAATGCAGAATGGAACTCCAACTCAAAAGATCCTCCCATTCTCTGAAGTTGTGGTTGAACCAGGTCAAATCAATGTATCTCAGGATGGAACTGTTCCAACTCGAATTACATTTGAAGCGCCGGTCTATGTTGAGGGTGGAACTGAATATGCAATAACCCTTGCATCTTGGTCAACCAAATATAGAGTATTCATCTCTAGAGTTGGTGAGTCTGATATCATAACTGATGAATTTATTTCTAACCAACCATATCTTGGATCTCTGTTTAAGTCACAAAACGCTTCTACATGGGAACCAAGTC